TAAATTCAAGGATAGCACTAACGAGATCGGATGCTGAAACCGATTTACGTAGTGGATCACTTTTTAAGAATACTATTCCATTATATTCGAAATTAATATGCGAAAGCCATCCAAGAGTACACGCAACATTAATAATGTGCGTAAAACTTGTAAAAAGCTTTGCTTTCCGAATGTATGGGAAATCTTCAAGAAATAAGTTAAAATAATACTTAAAGAACGAAGCTCCGAAAACAGTAACGATTAAATTCGTCAGTTTGGAAAATGTTTCTTTGAAATCAAAATAACTTTCAGTAATGAATTCGTTTAAAGTAGGTTCTTCATCATCATCGAAGAAACCTGATTGACTATTCAATTTCTGATTTTTCTTGCTATGTCGCTTTTTCTTATTCTCTTCTTGTTTTGCAACTCGAAAAGCATGAGCTAAAGCGCGCCTTGCGGCGGATCTTTGTTGATTAATACGTTTTTGTTGCCAAGCCTTAATACGCTCCTCCTTCCCAGATTGGGAATTAAGAGTCGAAGTAATTCGTAGAATTGCAATAAGGTGAGCAAAAATATAAGTAATAAAGAACAAATAAAAGATTAAAAATGCTCCAATGAGCATTGGTGGAGTGCCTGTTAAGTAGCTTGTGTCATTATTTCCGCATGTAAGGAGACTATTCATGTTTGATAAGGACAGGCGTTTTCCATTTATAAAGGTTTTATAATATAGATACTAAGCACAGAGTTGTTTAAAATAAGGTTCTAATATATTGTTAAACCAAGTTTAGACACGCAAATGACGGGCGAGGCTACTAACCCTATGCACGCGGTGACGTACACTGAAATGTGAATACTTGATAAAAGTCTAATTTTTCTCCGGTTCGTTGGATTAAAATATGTCATTCTTAGACCAATTGTTCCGATAATATCTTTCTTTTTCTATCCCTTTCCAAGTTCTTGTTAGGTCAAGGGGTTAAAGCGAAATTACTCAATAAATCGGGGGGATTCCAGAACGGCAATACTATAAAAAAGCCACACTAATGTGTGATACTAGTCTTAATAATAAAGTTCTAAGTGAGTTCACTAAATTAAAGGTTAACACGGATCAATAAGATGAATGGAACATCTAATGATAGGATCATGCCAACCTAAAAAAGGTGGTTCCTTATATCGCGAGGAGCGAGCTAAAATAACTATTCTTAGTTAACGAGAATAAATACATCGATCAAAAACTACAAGGTTCAGATTTGAAACTTGTAGGAAGTTTAAAATCTGCACACTATACTGGGTTTACGCGAAAACCAGTAAGCGTTACGGATTTTCATATAAACATCAAATTTTGAAATGAATACTAATAATATGCGCAGCAGGGGCGCTAAT